TACTGGCGTCGGTGAGGGTGCTGCCAATATGGCTACCGAAACGGCTGCCAAGGAAGCCATCAAACAAGGTTTCCTGCAATCCCTCAAACGTACTGCTATCGCAGGTGCAGAGGGTGGTGTAGGTGAGACGATCACCGAGGGCTACCAGGGCTACGCCGAAAACAAGGCAGCCCTGAAAGCTGACGCCACGCCATTCGAGATCTACCAGCAGGCGGTTATTGGCGGCCTGTCCGGACACGTTCTGTCGTCTGGTGGCCATGCTGTAGCCGAGCTGGCCAAGACCACTCCTGAACACCAAGCCGAGCGTAAGATGTCGGCTGACCAGACCAAAGCCTTCAATGAAGCTGCGGTCAACAATGATCCATCGAACTATTTGGACCCACAGCACGCAGACTACAGCCCTACCAAGGGTATTGGTGTGCTGTATGCACATAATCAGTTGGCTTCGACTACCACTGAAACCAAGCAGCAGAACATCGAGCGTGCAGCCGATGTGATGAATACCCTGTACGACCAATATGATGCTTTGGTTGAGCAGAAGAAGACTGCTGGTCCAAAAGACCAAGCTGGTCTGGTTCGCCAGTTCAAAGAACTGCAGGACCACATCAACACCGGCGAGAAGCTGGTGGAGCAGATGGTGGCGAATAACAATCCGATTCAATCGGAAGAAGACATCAAGCAACAAGTCGCTCAAGCGAACACAACTGCCACTGAAGAAAGCACCCAGGCTGCTGATCAGGTCATCAACCTGTCCATGCAGAACACCGGCAACCTGTCTGCCAAGCAGGCGGAAACCCTTTCTGGCAACGAAGACAACTCGCTGACCCCTGGCCAGCGTGATTACCTGCGTGCCTACAGCGCTGCCCGTCAGTCGGAAGACCAGCTGGTGAACATGAACAAGGTCAGCCAGACCGTGTACTACGGCGATGAGAAGGGCAATCTGGGGATCGCCCAGTACCGTCAGCGTCTGGGGAATGCTGTTGTGGTGAACGATAAGGCCCAAGCCGACCGTGCCCTGTCCATGTTGTCGAGCTTTGCCGACGTGCACGCCTCCAAGGCAGCGGCCGCCACCCAGGCCATCAAGACCTCTGGCTTGGGTGCCCAGATCATGAAAGGCCCGGATGGCATGTGGCAGGTGGTCGATCGGGAATACACCCAGAAGGAAGTTTCCAAGTCGGCCGGCCAGATCGTGACCCTGAATTCGGGCCGGCTGGTGCAGAACATGCAGATCGAAGCCAAGGCACTGGTCAACGCCAAGGTCGAGGCCCAGGCACTGGTTAACTTGCACTTCGAGGGCAAGGGTGTACAATCCGGTTCCCCGGCCACGGAAATTAATCAGGCCACTTCCCCAAATAAATCTACCCAAGAGACAGTAGAGCCTAGTGCACGTCCAGAGGGTAAACCCTCCGAACCTGTCAAAACCGCCCCTCCTTCCAAGCTGGAACAAGCACAGCAGAAGCTTGCTCGTCAAGAACAAATTGTGCAGGAAGCCATCGCCAAAGCCGAGGCCCGTAAAGCGGAAAAACAGGCGGCAAATAATCCAGCAGAACCCCAGCCGGAGGTGGCGGCAAACGGCTCCGCGAGCCGTTTGCAAGCAAATCCGACGGCGGCGGAAGATGTGCATAACAATGTGGACAACTCCGAGGTTATCCACACTGCAGACAAAGAACAGGTGGCAGCTGCTGAGCGTGCCAAGCCATATCAGGAGCGCAACCTGATCACGGCCCACTTCACGCAAGCGGCCGGCAAGGCTACCGGTTCGACCCGCCCACTGGTGGAGATCCCTGGTTTCCTGAAGCAACTGGCTTCCAACACCAGTAATGCCTTGTTGTTCCTGAAGGAGAAGGTACTCACCGAGCAGCAGGACACCATGCTGCGCGTGTTTGCCAAGACGGCTACCGACTGGGCCGGCACTATCTCCAAGAACGTCAAGCCAGCAGAGAATCCGCTCTATCGCTACCGCGATATGAGCCAGTTCCTACTCAACGACAAGGGCCAGTTCGAGGAGAACACCCAGACGGCGATCGCTTATGGTGCCTTCTCCTGGCTTGCCGAGAATGCGTCCCGCTCGCTGTTCAACACCGACGAGGAGATCAACACCATCCTGGGCAAGGGTGAAGATGCCCTGATCACGGCCGAAGCCGATGCCCTGCTGCGCAATGCCGGTACCCGTGAAAATGTGGTGATCAATGCGCTCGGTCAGCGTGTCGCTCAGGCACTGGGCCTGACGGCCCGTGCCGACGCTCCCCGCAACCTCGCACCTCAACTAGAGAGTGCGCTGGGTGCCCATGCCCTGAAGCTGCTGCTGGACCAGGGCATCCTGGAACGCAACACCCTGTCGGGCAAGGAGATGGCCAGCCTGATGGGTGCTGGTACCAACGAAAACGCCAGCTTCAAATTCATCAAGGTGAAGACCGATGCCGACGACAAGATGTCGGCCGGCGCCTTGGCTGTGGTTGAAGCCATGAAGGGCACCCAGGGCGTGTTGGACAAGCTGTTCGGGGCCGAAGCCGGCATGAAAGATCCGGCATCGAGCAAGATCCCGTTCACCCAGCAGTCGCCTCGCAACACGGACCAGAAGGTACCACGTACCGAAGCGGAGATCATGGCGCATGAGAACGCCCAGCCGAACCACGTCCGTCTGGATATGTGGCACCTGATGGGCCAGTTGCATCCAGAAGTGGCGCTGGCCATTGCTGGCTTCGAGAGCATTAACGAGGACACCACCCATACTGTCAACAAGGCGTCGATCCAGGCCAAAAATGATGGCCTGCAACGCGAGTACGATCGCATGATGGAGTTCTTCGGCGTGCTGCAAAACGAAGACCGGCTGGAAGAACCGCTGTTCTTCGAGCACACCGTATGGAAGCAGCAGCGTGTCGGTATCTCGACCAACACGGTCAATCCACAGACCAGCAAGCTGCATCGCCGGATGCTGTCCCGTCCGTCGTGGAATGTGACCATTCCCTTCAGCGACAAGGACGCCATCCAGAACTTCAAACTGCGTGTAGCCGAAGGTCTGGGCGTGAAGACCGACAAGCAGGACAACGAGAAATCGCTGGCCGATGCTGTGGCAGCCATCAACCAGCCAGAGGTCAAGGCGGCCGTCAAGGTGCTGCGCAAGGCCATGAGCGAAGGCGGGATCACCCGCGACGAGCAGAATACCCTGCTGGCTGGCGTACAGGCTGGTGGCGAGGCGATGCACACGCTGGATGCTCTGGTAGCGGTCGCCCACTACATGGACGCGCTGGAGGCCGGCAAAGACGAATTCACCACCCAGCTGATGGGCGAGGTCGATGGTGTGACCAACGGCCCAATGCTGTCGCACCTGCTGATGGGCGCGGCACCGGATGTGAATTCGTTGTACCAGCTGCTGAACCGTGGTGGCTTCTATGAGGTCGGCCACGAGCAAAGCCAGTATAACCAATGGCGCTCGCAGCCTGGCAATCAGGACTTGTACGAAATTACCTCGGCCCACATGGTCGAGGCGATCAAGGGCATGGCCATCCCGGCCGCTCAGGCCGCTGCCATCTATGCTTTCACTGGCACGCTGGTGAAGGATGACAAGGTGACGAAGGAAGGTCGCAACATCATCAAGACGCCACTGACCGCAATGGTCTTTGGCTCCTCGGTGAGTAGCGCAGTCGATTCGATGGCCGACAAGTTCGTGGAGAGCGTGTACGGCAAGATGGAAGATGTCGCAGCCGGCAAACATGGCCGTGCCCAGCTGTTGCGTGACCTGAAGACGCTGGGCGTGCAGCTCAATCCTAACACCACGGTGAAGGAGCTGATGAACACACCGCTGACGCCGGCCCAGATCAGCCGTCTGAAGGAGGGCTTCAAGGACACCATCGGCAAGGCTGTGGCCCAGACCATGAAGCAGGACTTCGCCACCTTCATCGAATCACGCCGGACCTTCAATCTGACGGCCCAGGTAGCCTATGCCCTGTACAACGCTGCCTACACTGGCTTGCGTGAGCAGCGCATTACCGAGCTGGTAAAGTCGGGTGAGATCGCTGTCGATGGTAAAGGCAACCCAATCCATGACCTGACCAACAAGCAGGAGGAGCAGCTGCGCAAGGACGTGCAGGACATCCTGCCGCTTATGCACACCGCCTTCTCGCAGCAGTCGAACCAGCTGGAGGCTGGCCTCTTGGCTTCCAAGTCGGCGCGCAAGATCAGCACTCGCCCGGACTACTCCGGCGAGATCAAGTTCGGCAGCCCATTCCCGGATGGTCCATCGTCGGTGAAGACGGCCGCCTACGAACGCAGCGAGACGGCACCGGGTGTTGCAATGGCGCCGATGAGCGTGCACGCTACCGACTCCTTCATCTCGCACATGGCGGCCATGAAGTCGGAAGTGCTGAATATCCACGATGCCCACGGTGCTGGCTTGGCCAACTTCCAGCAGGCCGCCCGCAACCTGAATCAGGCAACGTGGGAAGCCATGCTGTCCTACTCGCCGGCCACGCAGATGGCCGATACCCTGTCCCGTGTGGTGCAGGGGATCGCTGCCATGCAGGAAGCCGGCAAACTGCCGGAGCAATCCCAGAAGCTGATCCAGCAAGTGCTGGCCGAACTGGGTGCCCAGCTGGAAGTCGATCCGCGTGCTGCACTGGACATGCAGATGAAGGCGGCCCGTGATCTGGCTTACCGCGCCGACAGCATGAAGCTGCAAGCGATGGAGCAGATGCAGGCCGTGGACCAGTACGCACTGGAAGGTGGTAACTATCAGGTTACGGACTTTGATCGTAAAGCGGCCACCGATGCTCGTAACAAGCTCCAGAGCACTGTGCAGGCAGATATTTCCTCGACCCTGACTACCTTGGCTTCTCTGGCTTCCGGTGAAGTCAAAGCTCAGATCAAAATCGATCCTGAACTGGACACCAAACCAGCACTGGTGAAATCTGAGAACAAACCTCTGTACACGCCTGTGCAAGAGCAGGTAATAGGTTCTCCATGGGGTGATCTTGGTGCTCCTGCTATCGAAAGCAACCAGCATCTTGTGGATGCCTTCAATGCTAGTCCTATCATGGATTCCAAACGTGCCCTGCAAGTCTTACGTGAAGTACTCAACATGGGCGAACAGACTCGTAGTAATGTTTTCGCACTCAAGCTGGCTAACCTGTTGGAAAAAACCATGCCTACTGGTCTTACTGTACAGATGGTGACTCCTGCTACTCCTGGCAGCCAAGTGCTGGCTAAGGGTGCTGATAAGTCTCGTGGTTGGTATGTAAGCAAAGGCGATGCCAATGCTATCTATGTGCTGTCACCTGACTTCAAATATTCTGGGCTGACTCCAGAAGTACTGCTGCATGAAATGATCCACGGCGCCCTTGCTCGTACTGTACAAGCAGAACTTGACGCCAAGGCCAAGGATGCTTCTTACACCTCACCAGCCCTCGACTTGGTGAACGAACTCGAAGGCTTGCGCAGCAAAGCCGCAGAGTTCGTCACCAAGGAGAAGGTAAAAGGATACGAAGCCGCACTTGAAAACGTACATGAACTCATTAGCTGGGGTATGAGCAACCAAGGCTTCCAGCGTGAAGTCCTCAACAAGGTGTCCATGAAATCGGCCACTACCGGCAACAAGCTGGTGATGGGTATGCAGCGTTTCATTGAAGCCCTGACGGGTCTGCTGTTCAAAGGCAGCCAGAAGTCGGCCATCGCTCAGGCAGAAAGCGGTATGGCAGTACTAATCGCCAATACCTCTGGCTTGTTCTACCAGGCAGCACAGACGAAATCGAAAGCAGATTTGGTCCTGAACCAGATGAACAACACTGGTACGCAGCCCCACGTCTATACCACCACCGAAATCTTCGATGGTCTTGGTAACATGAATGTGGGTAGCACTGTGTCTCCTGGTTTCAGCGTGCAGCTCAAGTCTCTGCTGCAAGGCATCGTAGACTCGCTGCATGGCCCCTTTGGGACGTTTAAAGAGCAGATGCAGCAGAATGCCCCATCCTCGCCTCAAGAAGCGTTTGCGCAGGCTCTGATGGACGGCAAAGCACCATTTGCTTCTAAATCCTTGGCTTCTGGTTTCAAAATCAGTGAGCAGGAAGCCTTCGTCATGGAGCAGGTCGAAGCGACCATGCGTGCCGCACTGGCCTCGAACGAGGGCCACACCACGGCGGCCTATCAGGAACTGGCCAAGCTGTATCAGGAGGTGTCGGCCAAGCTGAAGGTGGAAGACTTCCACGCTGGCGACTGGGCACAGGCCACGCCGACCGAGAAAGCAGAAGCCCAGGCACTGCATGACTTCCTGTTCAAGCTGGACCAGAAGGCCGACCAGAAATCGGACTACTTGGCCCGCTTCGCAGCACTGGGCCTGGCCAATGAGCAGGTGGCCAACCTGCTGAAATTTGCTACCGACGTGAAGACTGACCGGCAGCTGGCCGGCCTGTCCTTCACCGAGAAGCTGCATGCCATCTACGACATGGTGTTGAGCTGGCTGAACGGTCAGTTCACCCATACGTTCGAGGGCCAACAGGCCGATGAGAAGTTGGAGCAGCTGGTACAGGATCTGGTCGGTATCGAAGCCAAGAAACGCATGAAGCTGCAACAACAGGGCAACAAGACCATCGAGCACGTCGAGGATCTGCTGAAGGATCTGGCGACCAAGGGCCGCGACAAGATCGAGGCATTCGGCCGCTCAGCTTTCTTCAAGACCAGCAACAGCCAGTTCATCAAAGCCACGGGTACCCTGGCTTCGGCAGTGGCCGGCGATCGTGTGCACATCATCATGGATGGTATTACCCAGCTGCGTGACCAGCACTTCAAGGAGCGCTATGGTCTGCTGGCTGGCATCGTCAACGAGATCCGTGGCAGCAAGCCGGACAACCTGATGTTCCACAAGCTGCTGCGCACCTCTAAGCACATCGAAGGCCAGCGCAAGGACATCCTCACCAACACGGCAAAATTCGTGATGGAGAGCTTCGACAAGGGTGGTGAGTACCTGACTAAGGAGCACCAGGCTGCGATCGCCCAGACCGTGCTGCGTACCGATGCGGCCTCACTGCTGAATGGTTACTCGGTGCAGGACACCTTGAAACTACTGGGTGACGAGAAGTTCCGGACGGCAGAAATTGCTCGTCTGGCTTCCCAGCTCACCGGAGTGCAGCACTTCGGTCACTACTTCGTGAAGGCCGCCAAGCAGCTGGGCTACTACAAGGCCACCGGCCGCGTGGTCGGTGCCAACCTGATGTTCAACGCGGGTAACATCGCCAGCCTGTACGGTACCCAGTACGCCGGCCGCATCGCTGCCTCGCAGGTGGCCAAGGTCACGCCGGCCATCGACCATCTGGTGACGCTGTATGCCCTGAGCTACCTGGATTCCAAGCACAAGCCCTTCATGCAGGAAGTGCTGGATACCGAGGGTGCACGAGGCAACGAGAATGGTCTGGAGATGGTGCTGAAGCTGCACCAGTCGCTGCAACAGCAATCGAAGGATCGCCTGTTCGTGGCCGGTGAACCGCTGTTCATGAAAGGCTACGTGCCAGAGCTGTACAACCCGTACATCGAGCTGCGTGCGGCTACGGAGGAAGACGGCGAAGGGCTGGTAGCACAAGGCTTCGTGCAAGGCCCGGCTGTGCAGTCGGACTTCGCTGATCCGAACCGCGCCGACAAGCACATCTACGTGCTGCGTGATGGTGGTTTGCAGGCACACTTGACCGGCATCTTCAGCTACACCGGCCGCAAAGCCAAGGGTAGCCAAGTGATCTCCGGTGGGACCAACCTGCTGTCGGCCGTGGGCCAGCAGAACCAGCAAACCATGAACGACATTGCGCTGGCCAAGCAGCCGATGATCCGTGATATGTTCCGTCCTGACCCTGGCTTCGATCCGCGCAAGGTAGGTGACGCCCACATGGCTCCGGTGCTGAATGCCGTCGGTGACGTGGTGAACTACCGCTACATGATGGCCGAGAGCACTAAGGACAATCTGCTGGAGCGCAACAACGACTTCTCCCAGCTGCTGGGCACGCTGGCCGGCAACATCTTTGACAAGCAGATGACCGTCGAGCAAAACGCTGCAGCCGTGCAGGCACTCAAGGACCAGTTCGATCAGGAGTTCCATGAACGGTCGGCAGCCTATGTGCGTGTCGGCAAGGATGCCACTGATCCTGAGATGCGCGAGATCTGGCGTCTGCTGCCAGAGAGCACGAAGCAAAGCATCCGTGATGTATGGGGCGGCAACAACATGATGGTGCGCCGGGATCTGCTGGACATCAACTTCGGCTACCGCAAGCTGTCGATCTCGGACACCTTTACCAAGGACGCCGAGGAGCGCAATGCAGTAGAGCGGATTCTGTTCGAGGTGGGGACGTTCTTCTTTGGGGAGAAAGCGCGGCTGCGCTTCAAGCAAGGGGAGGATATCTGGCAAGCCTTCGTGCGTGAAGCCAAGGACACGATGGTGGTGAAGTCAGGTGTGACCCTGATGGGGAACATCTCGTCCAACCTGACCGAGCTGATGTGGTTTGGTGTGCCAGTGAAGGACATCCTGCGTCATCACCGTGTGGCGATGAAGGGTGCCCTGGCCTACCGGAAGGAGAGTGAGCAGCTGGAGCGCATCAACCTGCAACTGAGCACCGGCTATCTGCCAGCCGCCAGTCAGGCTGACCTGCAACGCCAGAAGATCATCCTGGAGGATTCGCTGGCACGCAACCCGGTGCGTGAACTGATCGACGCCGGCCTGATGCCGACCATCGTGGAAGACGTGGCGGCCGACGATGACCAGTACAGCTTCAAGGGCCGCTTCACCCGCAAGGTGGATGAGTTCGTGGACCAGCTGAATCCGCATGTGGTGAACACGGCCAAGACGCTGATGATTGCCCACGACACGCCGCTGTATCGCGTGCTGTCGTATGGTACCCAGCTGTCGGACTTCGTGGCTCGTTACACGCTGTACATGCACATGACCGAACGCCGTCGTGACCCGATGAATAAAGAGGAAGCCATCCAACTGGTTTCCGATGCCTTCATCAACTACGATGTGCCATCGCATCGTCTGCTGCAATACGCGAACGACACGGGCCTGATCTACTTCAGTAAGTATTACCTGCGCATCCAGAAGATCATCACGCATCTGTACAAAGAGAACCCAGGCCGTGCACTGATGCTGCTGACGGCGAGCCACTTCTTCGATGGCATCCCGACGCTGATGGACTCCGCTGCAATCCACCGCATCGGCAACCCATTCAGCACCGGTGCACTGAAGTACGTGACTACGCTGGATGAACTGGGCACGGTGAATGCGTTGATGACGCCATTCAAGTGACCATGAAAAAACCCACCGGCTCAACACCGGTGGGTTTAGTAGCACTCTAGCGTGCTGGTATAGGTTTGGGGAGTCACGCCTCTCCGCGTTTTTAAGCCTGAGCGCCTGGCGTTAAAGGCTTGTTTCCAACGTGTACTGAGTCTGGTGGTGCTTCCGGTAAACCGGTTGCCCACTGCTAGTTCCGTGCTTGTTGCCGCCTTTCTGGAGCGGGCGAAGGGACTCGAACCCCCGACGACAGGGATTAGAAGTCCCCCGCTCTACCAACTGAGCTACACCCGCATGTCCATAAACAAGGAGGCCGATTCCCTGACCGTGGCTACCACTGGTCCCTCTCCCCCGTAGCGCATATATGGGTTTCCCCTCAGCTTGCTACCTTCGATGTTCAAGGTGGAATCGGCTTTCTTGTTGCCCCTGCTCTTACGCGACAAGGGCTTTACGTTGTCCCCAGACCTATCTGGTAAGTGGGACGATTTTACTTCTTCTTGCTGGCCTTCTTCAATCCCCGGCTGATGAACCAGTCACGGACACACACAGCAACGAAGATGAGGAAGGGAGCACCGTATAGGGCCAGGTGGACGATCAGCCCTACGAATGCTGCCACAGCCATGACCACAGCAGCGATGGCAAAGCCACCGACCACCAGTAGAATCAGCCCTATGAACCGGAGAACCGGCATCACGGGCTACCTACCTTAGCCGAACAGGCTGGTGGTGGTCTTGGCTTCGCCACCGGTCGAACCGGCTTCAGCGGCCTGCTCGGCTGCTGCGCTGGTTTCGGTGGTCGTGGTAGCAGCAGCTGCGGTTTGTTCACCCGCACCGGCGCCTTCCTGCTTGGCTTCAGCTGCCTTGGCTTGTGCGTCAGCGATCGCTTCAGCAGCGGTCGGCAGCTTGTTCACGCTGCCGGTGGTCTGGGTACCGGCCTTGTCAGCCTGGGCAGCCACAGCCGAGCCAACGGTGTTGGCACGCGGCTTCGGTGCAGCCTTGGTGGTGGCTGCTGGAGCAGCGTCTTCGATGATCAGGTTGGCGACCAGACCACCGCCGTCGGCACGGGTCATCTTGAATTCGACCGACAGGGTTTTGCCTTCGACCTTGATGCCCTGGTTGGCCATGTATTCGCGGACGGCTGCTTCGACTTCGTGTTGCTCGATTTGGATCTTCATGTTTCTTCCTTGGTTTAGGCTGCCTTCATCTGGGAAACCAGAAGGGGCAAGAGTTGTTGAAAAGTGGTGGTACGCACACCGGCATAGATCGCTGCTGTAGCGTCAGCCATGTGTTCTGCTTTCGACTCGATGATGCGAAGAATACCTTTCCGCATTTCGGTCGGCCAGTTCCCTTCTGGATGCAACTGGGTTGCCCAGGATATCATCTCTGCCTTAGAGGCGGTCTTGCTACCAACGGAAGCGAGCTTTACTTCAGAAGGTGTGACTTCGAAGAAAGGGATTCCACTGGCACGCAATGCCCCCAGGACGCCGATACAGACCCCATACGAGGCCATTGCACGGGCAGACTGAGAACCAACTGGGACTTCGACAAAGATTGCCTGAGCGCCTTCTGTGGCCTTCAGAGCACCCATAGCAAGCTGTTCTGCTGCTATCAGGTCTTTGCTATTCACCCGTACTTGTTTTTCATCTGGCTTATCTGGTTGGATTACAGCAAGATGTGCAATTTTCAGGGATGAATTTCGGAGATTGAAAGGATCAATCGTGATAATACCTCGACTGATCCCCCAATTGCTCATCGACGGGTCAAAGCCCACGACGATGATTTCCTTAGCCGTTGCCATTGGCAGCTTCTTCCTGCTGTACTGGAATGGCTTCGAATGGGAGGGTATCCAGTTCACCCAAGGCAGTAGCCAGGCCACCACGGAAAGCAGTCAGGACATCACCAGTGAGGGTGACTTCCTTCTCTTCTTCGTTGTTGATCCCGACTGCCATCTTGGTACCTTCTGGGATTTCCAGGAAGTGTTGGATGATCGCAATTTTGCGCTCATGCCATGCCACGAGATGGGCTGCGAACAGGTCCACGTCGTTCAGGCGTACAACTTCTGAGGCATCTTGTTTGGCTTGCTCGCTCATGCTTCACCAGCTTTCTTGAAGGCGTTGACCACAGCACGGAAGATGTAGTCTTTCGCTTGCTGTTCTTTTGGCAGTTGGCTGTAAGGCACCATGCAAGGATGGGTCTTGGCCACTGGGTCTTTGGTTTCACCATACACCCAGCCATCCACTTCCTTGGCATGCAGCCAGGAGTTGTGGGATTCTTCTGGTGACATGTCTGACGACAGGTGATGTTCCACACCTTGACGTGCCGACACACGCTGCCATTCTGGAGCATGTTCCCATGGGGCATGGGAATTGTCACCCATCGACAGGCAGTAAGCACGGTTGGCTTCGTGGCAGACCTTAGCGATCAGTTCAGGTTCATCACGCAACTGCATGTACAAGCGGTAGCCTTCCAGCTCCCACAAGCGATTGATTGCCTGTGCTTGGCAATCTTTCAGTGCGAGGCTCTCACCAATCTTGGCATCGTACAGACGCGGATCAACACAGGCCGATTTGCCGATAGCCAGATTGAATTTACCGTCCAGCATAGCCAGACACAGCGTGGTAGTGGTACCGGAGATCACTTGATAGCGATACTCGATACGGCCTTCCAGTGCATCAATTTGCGAACGGGTAACACGGGGAATAACGGTTTCCATGTTCTCTTTCGAGTAGAGGTTAAAAAACCCCCACACCTTTCGGCATGGGGGCTGCTTGGATACAACTACAGCAGCTTAGCCGAACAGGCTGGATGCCGGTTTGCCGCCGCCTGCTGGAGCACCGGATTTGGCTGGGGCGCCTGCGGTACCGCTTTGTTTGCCGGCTTTCACACGGGTCTTGCCGGCGTTCTTCTCGGTCCAGGCCGCGTAGAATTCAGGCTTCTCGGCCTTGGCTTTGATCTCGGCCGTGGTGAAGTGCTCGTAGCCTTCGCGTGCGCAGAAGAACTTGTCCAGCTCGTTCACGTCGCGGGTTTCGCCGGTCGGGTAGTACTTGCCGTCGGCTTCGTTCTTCTTGGTTTTGTCTTCGGTCACGCGCAGCACGCCGGCGTTGATTTCCTTGCCCAGCAGGTCCACCAGGACAGGCACCTTGGTCGGGACGTCGGCCTTGGCGTCGAAGTTGTAGATCGAGACGACCTTTTCTTCGGTGTCCAGGTCCGAGATTTCTTTACCGGTGGTCAGCATGGCCAGGCTGTTGCCGATCAGGAAGCCAGGCAGGTAGTTCTTCTCGCCGTCCTTCTCGTAGTAGTTCTTCTGGCCCTTGTCACGGCCACCGGTCAGGTACTGCGTGTTACGCAGTTCGCGGCCCGATGCCTTGTCCTTCAGGGTCAGGAACAGGCCCAGTGCACCACCGCTCGACTCTTGCAGGTAGGCCATCGTCACGATGAAGTTGTAGTAGCCGGAGTCGAAGACACCGCCACCACCCAGTTGGTCTTTTTCACCAGCGATCGAGGAGTCGGTTTTCAGGTTTTTGAGCAGGCTCATGGTATTTCCTTTACAGTTTTTCAGTTTGATTAAGTACGGCTGCTATCGCGGCCAATGGGGGTTGGTTGCCCACTCAACAAAGGTATTGCTGAGGTGGGCAGTGTACTGCGGGATTTGCTGCCGGTAAAGCTTTAGCTGTAGTAGTGGTGCAGGCGATCCAGCACCAGCTGAGCGTTGTTGTCGATGTAGGTTTCCTTGACATCGAACAGGCCCATTGGACCACGCAGGCGCTCACCTACGGTGTCTTTGGTCAGGCGCGTCTGGAAGACGTGCTTGTAGCCGAGCATCTCGTCTTCCGGCGTGATGTGCAGCATGGAGTTTTGATACTCCGGCAGCTTCAGCACCTTCAACGGGATCTTCTTGGCCGAGATGACCTGGCTGAAGAAGGATTCAATGCCGTTGTTCTTCAGGGAGCCTTTGACTGGCACCTTGGTTTCCACGGTCATTTCTTCCTTGTTGATCTCGTCGGCCGAGTGGGCCAGGAAGATCACGTTCTTCGAGGACTTGGCCACATACTGCTGCATCAGGTTCTTGAAGTACTGCGCATAGGCGCCCCAGGCTTGCTGGGTGTTGGTGGAGCCGATCACGTACAGCGACTCGTACATATCCATCAGGTAGGTCTGAGTGTCGATCACGAGGGTCTTCACATCAGGTTTGCCTTCAGCCACGTCGAACATCTCGTAGATTTGCAGTGGGTCCGTAATTACGTACTCACGAAACTTCGATTTGAATGGCAGCTTCTTACCAGCTTCACAGTTGGCGTACCACACACTTTCTGGATTCTTCAAGCCCATCAGCGATGCGGATTTACCGCTGGCCGATTTGCCTGTGATCAGAATGAGATTGTCATTGACTTGTTGGGTCATGGCTTTCTTTCGTTAAGAGATCGAAGAAGCGCCCGGAGGCGCCTCTTACTGGTTAAACACGTTTGGCAATAGCCCGTGTGACACTTACCATGATGGTGGTGAAGATTTCCTGCTGATCCAGCTTGTCAGGAATCTTGTCGTTCAGTGCCATGATACGTTCCTGGATTTGGGCGAGATCAAACCCGCCATCTACCAGGATCATGCCGTAACGCAAAAGCATGTTGTTGCGGTTGCCGTCACCAATGTTATTGATGACCCAGCGTTCCAAGTTATCCATGGATTGCTGGTCTTGCAGGCGTGCCTTGCGTTCTTCATTCTTACTGGTTTTCGGAATGAATGGCAGCACGTCGAGTACCCCACCTTCGTTATACTCGCAGATGCTAGTATCGCTGCTGAACGAGAGCCACTTACGAGCACGCTGACCAGTTTGGTCATCGACTTCGAAAGGAAGCCATTCGTAGATGTTCTTCATGAACTCTTTGAAGTCCTTGGCATCCAGCTTCAACGTGTAGTTGATTGGCAGGATGATGCGGAAGCGTTCAGAGCATTCACCACTTTCGTCTTTGACCATGTGACGTTTGGTGGTGTACAGCAGGAACTTGTACCCGTCCAGCAGCATCTTCGCAGTGCTGATGTTGCAGGTACCATCGACATCGATCACCAGCATATTGAACCCTGGCATCGCGTTTTCTTCATTGCGATGACCACCAACTACGTGGTGGTTTATCCAGTGCATGCCATTCAACGTGGTCAGCTTATGCAGCTTGTCGAATGGTGCCAGTTCGTTTTGATAGTTGTATGCGATGTCGTCACTGTAAGACACGACCATTTTGTTGAGGTCGGTAGTCTCCAGCGTCTCACCACGGAAGAACTCGATACCATCAGCGAAGGTCTTCTTGATGATGATGGAATTCTTATAGCCATACGCGATGGCCAAGGTCATCATCTCAGTCTTCTGGCTTGTGGCACCACGGTAGAACGGCAGGTCTTCCACGAGGTCAGCCTGGGTCACGTCACGACGGCAGTTGGCGATGTACTTGGCCAGCTTCACGTAGGGACGATCACGGGTCAGCAGCTGGTTGAATGCTTCGCCCGATTCCTCGGCCAGCTTGACGGCGTTGTAGAAGTGGTCGGCAGTGATCTCGGCCGAATTGTCGATGAAGGCGTAGGCGCCGGCCAGCTTCAGTGCTTTGAAGTAGCGGTGGCTGATCTCGGCCTTCTTGATTTCTTCGTGCTCCGGCAGGTCATGCGCGATCTTCTCGCACTTGAGTCGGTACTCGATCACCAGCAGGGAGGTGTCTTTGCTCATGACCAGGCGCTTCTTCATGTTCACCATGTCGGCCAGGTTTTCCAACGTGTCCGAGATCTGGTCCAGGTACTGGTCGTTGGTCTGGTTGGTGAGCATGTCGTACACCTGTTCTGGCGTCAGCTCCATCTCCTTATTGCCGGCCTTGCTCCAGCCGAAGAAGCAGCGACGGGCATAACCGGTTTCCAGCATGGAGAACAACTCCTCCTCCACCTTGCTGCCGTCGAGCAGCTTGGCCGGCGTACCGAACAGGAGCATGTTGGTCGGCGTGCTACCAACGATCTCCTCGTTACGCTTGCGATCGGAGCTGTTCATGACCAGCTTGGTTTTCACCCGGCCCACGTCGTACAGTTCGAGGAAGGTGTTGAGCACTTCCACATTGCCGAGCAGGTTGGAACCGATCTCGTCAATCTGCAGGTTCATGGACCCGGTGTCGGCCATCAGCAGCATGTGACGCAGTTGCTTAACTGCTGGCCCGGTGCCAGAGTCGAAGGAGAAGACCAGGCTTCCCAGCTCGGAAAATTCCTTCTGCACGCGCACCAGTTCTTCGTCTGGATCGGTACCTTTGCGGTTGGCCCGCTTCAGAGCGATCTTTGGCAGGTTGTCTTCCACCAGCAGGGGGAAGGTTTCCTCCAGAAACTTGGTACGGAAGCGGTTGATCACCTCGTTCTCCATGATGTTGGTGGAGAAGCCTTTACCGGAGCCGGATGTGCCCAGGTTCAGTGCATAGAGGTTGACCGGGATGTCGCCACGATCATGCGTGACGATGGTGGCGCGCATCATGCTGGCCACCATGCTGAAGTAGTAGCCCACCAGCACACGGAAGAACAGCGGGTTGGAGTTCTGTGTTTTATTGCACAGGATGCTCACCAGCTTTTCGGCCGTGGGATGGTAGGACATTTCATCGAAAGTCTTCATGCTTATCTCTTTGGTTTAGGTTACTGGCCCATCTCCAGCTCGCCGGCAGCGATGAGACGGTCTTTCTGCGTGCAGCCATCGAAGGCGTTGCAGTAATGGCAGGCTTTCACCGTGCCGGGAACTTCCTTCACTGCACCGGTACCACCCATGTCCACAGCCATGTAAGTATAGGCAGCGGTGCGGCTATCGAAGTTCTTGGTGCTGCGGCGTGCCGAGGTGTCGCCGTTCTTGTAGTACTTGAACACCGGCTCGGAACGCCACAGGTCTTCACCATCGCAGTCCGGGATCTGGTTTTCAGGGGCGTCCCAGTACTGCTCAATCAGGGCCAGCTTATTGCGGACGTAGTTGTCCGTTTCCTGCACCGACTTCAGCTCCAGCACCTGCTTGAGCATGCGGTGCTGTGGGTAGTTGTCAGGATCGGCCTTGGCCATCGCTGCCATCCAGTCCATGAAGATGTGTATGATGATCATGGTGTCCTTGGTAATCTTGCGGACCTTTTTGCCTGGCTCGGCGTCAAGCCAGCGATACAGGGAACCCTGCATGATCTGCTTCTCGGCGTTGCGCTGCTTCTTGTACGACAGCACGTTGGCCGTCTTGAAGTCCTGCACCTGCTGCTCGGCCACGAAGTCGAACTTGCCGGTAACGGTCCATTTGCCGATCTGGCGACGCTGGCGCTGCTCCATGTACACAGGGATGCAATCCGGGTGGGAGAGCACGAACTCGTCCGAAGGATTGACCACCACACGCTGCACGATGCTGGTTGGCAGACCGAGCGACAGCAGGGCCATCTTGCGCACGCCGTCATCCTTCCACACACGCTCAATGCTGTCGTGGATCGACGCACCCATGCGGTTGGCAGCACGCTCCATGATGTCCGGTGGCGTGGTTTGATCGGCCGGCAGGCGAGCCAGGCGATCGTTGAGGATGATCTGGCGTACTGGTTTCATCAGCGTGGTTGCGCTGATGGTCCACGGGGCCGGGTCATAGTCGTAGCTGTCGGAAGCCAGGAACACTGCAAGGGCCAATGGCAGGTTCGACGTGTTGGTGTAACGTTGGGTCATAAAGCACCTATGTGAGTAATTGTCGG